AACTTCACCACTGTATGCAACACCGGAGAAAGTCCGCTTCTTCTTGCCTTCTTCAGCTAGATCGACATTTAAATTTCCAACCTGGAAGCAATACTGATTCGGCTTATGTTCCTCTTCTTTTGGCATTTTTCATGCTCCATAAAAAAACCGCCTGAAGGCGGTGTACATTGGTCAAAAGTCACATAAATAAAGCTATATGAGCTAAATTTAAATTATTGGTTACTTAGTTATCATGCTTTTAAATATGCTGATGAGGGTAAGTGGCTAAGCAACCAATTCATGTTGGTTGTAAATTTGAAGCTTCAAATGTTTAAGTAAAAAAGCACTCTAAGGTGCTTTTAGTGACAAAGATTCAGATTGTTTCAATTAAATTCAGTCAATTGCTGATAAATTCTTTTTATAACAATACTGTGCTTGTCTTCAAATGGGGTAAGGCTTGTTGTAAGTTCAGCTATAACTTGCGGCTTAATTGTAGCTATCCTCCCCTCTTCTTTCACCTTTTTCAGAGTAGTTTCAATCATAAATAATGCATCACTCGTATTAGATTGGAAATCATAATCGTCTAATGACAAATCTAGTAACTCACAAGTAGCCCTAATCGCATTTGAGTAAACTCTTTTCTCAAGTGCTTCGGAATAACGCTCCTTAATAGATTTTCTTTTTAGAATTATTACTTCCTTATTTATACTGCGTAGCTTAAGTTCAAAGTCCCTCTGAATCGATTGCCGTAAATTTTCTTTTAAATTTTCCAAATGTGCCAATTGGTTTTTTTTATTTTCTAATAATGATTCTGAAATCAATTTTTTTAAATCATTCTGAATAGTACTCAATTCATTTGTAATCATTTGTTTATGTAGAGCTGACTCCTTTTCTGCATTTCTATTATTTGTGAACCAGTTAAAACCAGCTAAAAATACAACAAGAGCAGCTACTGTACCAAGTGACCAGTAAACTGTAGACAAAAACTTATCTTGATAGCTTTTCATCACCTCGACTTGAGCTTTCAATACTTCAATTTGCAGATTCGCAGCCTCTAAATTTTTTTTAAGAAGAGCATTATCTACTTCTGCCCCACAAGTGGTTGCACAACAATATAAAAGCAAAGTAATAATAATTTTATACATTCTAAAGGAAGCCCACTATAAGCTAATGTTATTGTGGACATTAATACACCATTTGACTTACATTTTCTACGCAAACCATCACCACCAACGAACAACTTCCAACAACCGAGCTAAAGCATAAATAAATGCGATCCAGACCATTGAGTAGAACATCATTCATAACAATTTATACTTAGCAAACAATTGCATAATTTTATCCATTTTCAAATTTAGATTAAAATTCATCTATGTTCTATTCCTTATATTGTCTAAGGTGTTGAAACAAAAAAGCCATGAACTGATTAAAGATCACGGCGTATTAAGGTTTGTTGTGTAAAATCGATTAGTTTTTCAAAACCCTTAATGTATAAACCATCTTGCCTTCCACCACCTCCACCAAAGCTACCTCAAAAGATAACCCCATTTCAAACAGCACACCTTGCCCAGCATTCAACATATCCAGATCAATACCCAGCCCTTTAGCATTCTCAATCTTAATCACGATGTCTGCAGCTGTATCAGCCATCAGCAACGGCGCATTTAATTGAACTGTCTGCCCTACCTGATACGCAGCTACCTGCTGAAGTGTCGCAGCACCCACCACAGTTGAAGCCGTATTGCTTGCCACAGTCTGAATAGCTGCCATATCGGTACTAAGCCAGCGTTTAAGCACATCATCAGCCAGAGAGCTTGTAGCAGAGTTTAAGTAGCTGGTCAGTGCGGCATCATTGCCCTGTACATAGTCCAAGAAAGTGCGAATCGCACTTGGCCGAATGCTTGGATCAAGTGGCATTACTGTATTGGCCACCGTATCGAATAAGTCCCGAGTCTTATCATTCATCGGAGCAAACAGACTGGTGAGCTTTTTACTCGCCGTCCATTCAGCTTTGATGACTTCCTTCTGCTCGAGGAGATATTCCTTATCCAGACTCGAAGCACTGATCTTTTTATCCACCAGCGATTCTAGTTCACCAAACTGCAATGGATGAGAACTCCAATCTAAGGCTTCAGCTATCTCAGGCAACTGATCATCAGGCGTAATACCGTATTTCAATGCCTGCTTCTCAGTTAAGGCAATCACGGTGCAGCGGCAACGAAAGCCCAGCGGCGGGTAATGTGTTAGCCAGAACGGGTGATCAATCAGCAATACAATCCGATTCAAAGCCAAATGACTCGGAC